CATTTCGACTTCGTGTTTCTTTCGTACCTAATAGTCTAACTTTAACATATGATGAGTCAGCTTCTGTTTACTTTAGTACTTATGATGTAGGCCCAGATTTAAACACTGGCTTGGATTTTGAATTTGAAGTACCATTTATACATGCTAGCCCTAATTATAAATTAAGAGATAATCAAGGGAATAGTTATGTTTCAGGTTCTATTCATGTCTTTGTAGAACAAGCAATTCAACAGCCAGAAAATGGTTATCAGAGTTGTGATATTCTAGTCTATAAAAATATTAATCCTAATGAATATGGTGTTGGTATCCCAGGTAATAATGTTAGTCGCTTAATAGCTGACCCTATATTAGAATCCGCCTTTGTTAGTTTTACATTAGTAGGTAATACATTTAGTTCATATGTTAATGGTTCTCTACAGACTTCAACTTTATTGACCGTTGGTGGTAGTATTTTTCTTAACACACTTAATGCGACTTTTATCACTGACTCTGTCAATGAATTTAATTGGAATTATAATCCCTTGGAGGGTTCATTGGCATTACGTTTAGCCATCCATCGAGAAGATTCATCAACCTCCATAAATGTTTTGTGGAATAATGGAACCTCTTGGGCGGATATAATTCCTCCGAGCACAGTAGTTAATAAACAATGGTACTTTAGCGGTCCTTCATTAGGTTTAGTAGTAGGCTTGAGAACACCCAAAGATGCCATTAAATCCAAATCTAAATTGGTCTTTGAAGACTTTGACGATGAAGTAATAACGCCATCTATGGACCCTCGCTTTTCTGATGATCAATTGCTTAAAGTAACACCTGCAGTTGAGGAGAAGGTTGCAGCATTACTTGGAGAGGAACATTCAGATCTTGATGACAATATGCGTAGATTTGCCCACATCATGTCTTTTCCAAGTGTTAATGTTTCGGAGATGAGCTCACCTACTAGAGTTTTATCTCTTCCTGCTAATTTTGGAGCTCCTCTGTTTCGCGATCAATTACCGTATAATATTCGTAGAGATAAACTCGTGCACATACATGATGCTTTCCGTTTTACACGGGGATCATTGAGGTATGTTGTTAACATAAACTCCCTCCGCCAACTTCCTTTCAATTCAGGAACTTTTACAGTAATACATAAGCCACAAGTGGATAATTTACCCTTTAATTTTGCGGATCAAATTACTCAAATGCCATATGAAAATATTGGTTATGGTGAAAGTCTTTTTATTCTTAATCAAAATGGGTCCCATACTTTTGAGATTCCTATGTATACACCCAATGCGTGTTTAGTTAATTCTTCATATCTTAGCGACTATAATCTAATAAAATATTCACAAGCTTTAGGAACTATTGATTTTATGTACACTGGTCCGGCATGTGAGTATGCTGTAGAAATTAAAAGAGCTTGGGGTGATGATGTTAAAATGAAAAGTTTCATTGGTTTCCAACAACGAGAACCAGTGTATCCCAGTGGCGAGATACCATTTTACAATGTAGAAGATCGCATTTTTCCATCAATGCTTAATTCATTCAAGGAAACAAATGTGAAATTAGACACTTGTTTGGATGCTGTCACTGGATTGTGTGATGACATCAAAGTTGGAACTTAACATCTCGTTTCAACTAGTGCTAATGTTTCGCATATGTTGGAGACGAATGTTACGAAAATGGAAAACTCAGTCTCGGATTTTCTTACTAGACTGACGTGTTCTGGGGATACTATGGAAAGTGTTACTACCATAATTCTCCAGTCACTTCAGGTCTATAGTAATCCTAAAGTTTCAACAATTTGCTTATCAATTGCTCAAATTCTCGTTAGTACTAAGCTCTTTATCTTCGATAATATTTCTAAAGCTGTCAAATACTTAACACCTATTTTTAGTAATCTTATGGGTGATGGTATTAGTCCTTCAATGGAAGTTCCAAATGACAATAATGCGCTTATTGAATTCTCAATATA